ACTTGTTCTAGTTCTTTTGTTAAATCTTCTTTTATATTAGTGTTATTTGTTTGTATATATATTTTATTAGCATTTATATATTCTGCTAATTTGTAATAACATTGTGTTTTTAAATTTTGATAATTTTCATTGTTTATTACTTTTCCATTATTTACAAATGGTTTACAACGTAATATATCACGAACACCACCACCAATACCATCATCATCAACAATAATATTTCCTAATGGCACATTTTCTGTTCTTTGTATATCTTGAATTATTTTAGATGCTTCTGTAATTGTATTTGTATTTAAAACTTTTATTTTTTCTGCTCGTAAACCATTCCAAAATATTATAACTGTTTTATCTTTACCAAATCTTGCTATATCTGCTGATATATATTTTTCTCCTGTTGGTATATCTGTATTTTCATATGTATTCAAAATAGCATTATATTCAATCAATTTATCTTCGCTATCATCATATTCCCAATTACCGTATAATAATCTTTGTTTACTTATTTCATCTAATTTTTGTAATTGTTCTTCATAATGTTTAGATATATATACATTATCACTTGCTAATGCTTGTATAAATTTTCTATGTTTAGGTAATTTTTTGTTTTTGTTAGGTAAATAGAATTGATTATATACCCAATTCTTTGCTGGATTACAACTCATAAACAATTTTGGAATTAAATTATAATTATCTAATTTATATCTTATTCTTGATGATAATATTGCCTTAGCTTTTTCTGTAATTTGGTTGCACTCATCAACAAAAGCCATACTGAGTTCCAAACTGCCCAGAGAATCATAATTTGCATCACTAGGATAATGGAACAAATCTTTAAGCAATACTTCCGAACCATTGTAAAATGTTATTATATTAGAACTTGCATTAAATTGATAATCTTTATTTGCTTTTAATCCCCATTCTTTGCATATTTCAAAAAATGTATTTAACGTTGTTTTTTTTAAATTGTCTAATTTACTTCTACCAATCAAACATCTAATACCTTTATATTGTATGCAAGAATAAATAATCCAAGCGCAACCAATATAAGATTTACCACCACCTGCACCACCACCGAATAATATTTCACTTGTTTCATTATCAAATAAATATCTAATTGCTTTACTTTGTTTTGGTGTAAATTCGAGTTCAATCTTCATCTGTTAATTTGATGTTGATTTGTATAGGTTCATCATCAGTAGTTATATCGTGTTGTTGTTTTTCCCAATAACCACGTTTTCTTCCTTTTGTTTTTAAATAAAATATAGTTGCACTTGTATTGTTATCTGCCATTTGTTCAAATAATTTACTTTCAGCAAAATCTAAACTTACATTTTCAATATCTTTTACTTTTTTTGCAAATATTTCATCTTCTTTTAACCATTTATAGAATGTACTTCTTGGAATACCTGTTTTTTTACAAGCTGTTGTAACTACTCCTAAACTACTTTCTAAAGCGCTTAAAATTGTTTCTTTTTTTATGTGTCTATTTTTGTCCATTATATTCCCATGCTGTTGTTATTCTTGCAGAACTATTTCCTGTTTTATGTTTTTTATTTCTTCCAAATTTTCTACACATCCAATTATCACTTTTTTTAAAATAATTAATCAAACTTGGTGCTGATGTTGTTATTGTATATCTATATCCATCATTTTTATATATTTTACCAATATATTCTGTTAGTTTTACTCCAATACCGATACCTTGATAATCAGGTAATATTACTAATCTATGTATCCTTTTTATATTATTTACTTTTGGATGTGGTTGATGTATTATACTAATAAAACCTGCTAATTGTTCATTTACATATGCAACATATACTGTTGATGCGTTATTATGATAATGACTTAAATAATGGTGTTTAGCAAACACTTCCCATATTTTTTTGTTTCCTGCTTTGTATATTTCAAATTTAATTTTTGGTCTATTTTTTTTTTGCCCTTCAAATTTTTGAAAGGTCATACTATCTGTATCAAATATCCAGTCAGGCAATAACCAATCTATTATATCATTATGACAAGCTACTGCTATAAATTTTTTATTTGTTTTCCTGATAGCTTTTTGTACTGCATAACTTCCTATTTTAGCAACATTTCTATCTACAACACTTGTAAATTCATCAAATACGATTAATTCTTCTTTTTGTAATAAAGCATTTGCTAAATCAACTCTCATTTTTTGTCCATTAGATAATACTGCATATGGTTTTAACCAACTTGGTGGCGATGAAAAACCTACACTATTAAACATTTTAGTAATATCATCAACCGAACAATGTTCAGGCATATCATCTAATATTGTATTATTTGTATATTCGAAATTAGTTATATATGCTTTTTCAAATAATTCTTTTGCTATTGTTGTTTTACCTGTACCACTTGCACCAACTATTACTCCAATTTGCCAATCATCAGGATAGTTTATTTCTCCGATAAATTCTTCTTTTATATGTTCAGTTTGTAAATCAAACTTTCCCATAACAGCGGCAACTCTGTATGTTTTTTCAGCTTTATTTTCTCTTAAAATGTTAAAATTCGGCATATGTAATTTTCATTAGTTAATTTTTCATATAATTTTTGTAATTGTGCTTCATTTTCTAAATCAACTTCTATTTTAAATGTACTAATTATTTTATCTGATACATCTTTTGGTTCATTAGCAATTATATCATCTTCATTTTGCCATACTTCTAAACCCCAATCACTTAATTCTACTGTATTCCATTTGTTTGCTAATATATCCCAATCCCATTCTCCGAAACCTACATTATCTTTTATGATAATTTCTTGACAAGTTTCTTCATATGTTTTATTAGTATTTAAATCTAAATGTTCTTTTTTAGTATATTGTATAATTGGTATTTGTTCGATTCCTGCTTTTATACAAGCTTGATACCTCATGTTACCTCCTAAAATAATCATATTTTCATCAACTATTATAGGTCGCATTTCTAACATTTGCGGTAAATCTGTTACACTTTGAATTAATTTTTCAAATTTTCCATCTTTTATAATTCTTGGATTATCAGAATTTACACTAATTTCGCCTGTTTTTACATATTTAACTTTCATTTTGTAAATTATCTAATTCAAATTCTAAATGTGCTATTGCTTTTTTTATACAATTTGTTGGATTATCGTGTTTTTTCTGACAACGTAATAAATAACTTACCGCAGTTCCTAAGTTATATGACAAATCAAATTCCCATATAACATCTTTAGCCATCATACCATATTTTCCTAAATAATATGCTGGTATTGCGCAATCATCATCACATTCATTTTCACATTCTTTATTCCTACAATTATCATAATAAAATTTACTTTTTGCTTCCATTTTTTTTAGTTTTTTTAGGTTTATTTTCGATTAATTCTTTAAAGTATAAATAAATTGTATTTAAACAACTACTACAATTTGTAGTATATTTATATCTTTTATTATTTTTCTCATTATAAAATTTAATCATTTCAACTTTATAATGATGGCTTATTGCTTGGCCTGTTTTTATTCCTTTCCATATATAAGCTACTTTTTCTTTTTCTGTTTTATTTAATTTCATACCATTTATTTTTTGGACATTTTTCAGTTTTCCATTTTGCTTTAGTTTCTATCGGACAACCACAAATTGTACATTCTATTTCTTTTAAATCTAATTCAGGACATCTACTACAAGTATGCACTCTGTCATAATAAGTAGATTCATCTACATCTTCAAAACCACCTTTTGCTCTTTTATAACTTGCTTTCAGGAGGTTGTATGCTTTTACCATTAGTGTTGGCTTGTCCATAATCTCTTTTTAATTTTATTATTCCATATGGTTCAAACCATTTACCATATGCTACATCTATATCATCGAACATAAATTCATTTAAATTGCAACAATATTCTAATTCGCCAAATTCATTATAAAATTCAACAACAGGCATATCATATTCAGCATATTTAATCAGTTCTATTAATTTCATTTATTTTATCTTTTAGAAATTTTTTTACATTTTTTATTGTTGTAAATATACTTCTACGACTTATATTAGTTTTTTCTGCTAATGTTTGCAATGTATATTTTTTTCCATCTAATTCACCAAAATAATATAACTTGAACATTTCTCTATCATACCAATATAATTTATTTAGTAAATTTTCTATAATTTGTATTTTTTGATTATCACTTTTGTTATTAGTAAATATAATTTGTGACATTTTTTTGCAATCATACAAATTATGTTTATCGTAAAACCTAGCAATTTTATAATAATATTGACTTGTTTTACTATGATACATATTTGCCATTATTCTAGCTACAAAAAAAAAGAGCTTACCATCTTTTTTGATAAACTCCATTTTTTCTTCTGGATATTGTAAGCATACAAATAATGCTTCATGTAATAAATCTTGTGCAAAATCTGTTTTACATATATTTTTTGCTATTTCTAAAAGTTTATTATATTCTCGCTCTTGTAACTTCACAAAACAATTTTACGACATATGCAAGAAATAATCTAATTATTTATTATAAAATTATGAACATTACATTGTTAATTTCTTTAATTTTTCTGTATATACTTTAATAAGTATTTTATATTCATGTTCTGTTGTTTTTACTGTTGTTCTAGATAATTGAATTATTTTATCTAATTTTTCTTCGCCTATTTCTGCTTTTAATTTATTTCCATATATCCAAATATTCCCTTGTGAAAAAATATTACATTTTTTACATTGTGGTCTGCAATTATCTTCATTCCAACGTGTTGCATAATGTCGGCGGCTTTGGAAATGTCCATTTTGCATTTCAGATACGTGTTTAGTTGTTCCACAAGTATAACAACTTACATAACCATTATCATCAGCATATAACCAACGTATATATTTGCTAAATACTGCATCTAATTTTTTAACTAATTTTTT